CAGTACAAGTTGGTGCAGCCGGCGGCGGAAATGAAAATTCACGTCCAGACCGAGACGCAACAGGTACATACTGGAACGTTCTAACAGTTGGTAGTGAAGCAGAATTCCTAACTACAAAAGGCGACTTAGTTTATTACGGCGGTGCAGGTCCAACAAGATTACCAGTAGGTAGCGAAGGACAAGTATTACGTGTAAGCGACGGAGCAATTCCAGAATGGTCATACTTGGGCGCAACAGACGATGTTTACTATGTTGCACCACATGGTGTTGATAAGCCTGCTCCAGATGCAGGACGCACAATTGATAAGCCTTTCAAAACTATTAGATATGCATGTGAAGCAATTGAAAATGGATCAAGAGTTCCAGCAGTTGCACGTATGTTAGAATTAAACAGACAATTTATAACAAGAGAAATTGTTGAGTGGACAGATTATCAAGTAACAAATAACATTGCTCCTTTCACAGCAGCATTTACATATGCACAAGAAAAATGTGAAAGAGATATGGGTTTCATTGTTGACGCCTTTATATATGATTTAACACATGGCGGAAATGTAAAATCAAGAGAAGCAGCATTACGTTATGTAAGAGATCCAGGAAAATTTTATGCACTTGGTCAAGAAGCAGAAACTGTAGCTAGTATTAACTACGGCATTGCATTGATACAAAAAGTGCTTCTAGGTGAAGCACCAGCAGTAAATTACCAAACAACAAACGGTGATAATTCAACAGCAGTAGTTGCACAGTATTTTGATACTAACTTTACTAGCTTAGATACACTAGAATATAACGGAGCCGGAGGCTCTACAGGAACAGCATTGGGCGTTAACGCATCTATCCAAGATCCAGATGCAACTGGTAGTGGCGGCTACGGCGGTGGCGACAATGACGGCGGAGGATACTACTAATGGCTACAGTATTTGAAAGAGTACAATCGCTCGGTGAAATAATTACCGATGCAGTAACAGCAGGTGTGGATACTAATGTACCACCCAGAGAAATTAGGAACAGTTTAGTAAAAGTAGCAACAGGTACTTATACTGAAGTGCTTCCGATACGTGTTCCAGCAGAAACATGTATTATAGGTGACGAATTACGTTCAACTAACGTACAACCTAGAAAAGCAACAAACGCTACACTAACTCCTAGAAAGGACTTTAGATTTAGCCATCATGCATTAAACAGACTTACTGAAATTATTGGTGATGTTGTAGACGGTACCTCCGTAACGCCAACATCAGGAAATAACGTAACTCAGTTTGCACAATTTCCATTAGGTCAGCCTGCAGAAAGAGATTCTGCAGAAATGCTTTCAAAAATACTAATAAGAAATATTGACTCTTCATTACAAACACAGCTAGGAAGAGAAATTCCAGCAAGTGCTTCAACAGATGCAGATTTTCAAAAAGCAGCTGACATGATTAGTACAAACAAAGAGTTTATACAACAAGAAGTTATTGCTTACATTAAAGACCAGTATCCAAACTTAGATTATAGTAGAACATCATGCAAAAAAGATGTTGCATTTATTTCAGATGCAGTTGTATACGACTTAGTATATACAGGTAACTGGCAAAGTATTCAAGCAGGTCTTGCATATTATGACGGTAGTACAGGTAATCTACAAATTGATAGTGAAGAAAAAACAGCAACTATTGCTGCATATACACACTTAAAAGATGTATTAAAGCAAATAGGTAGAAGTACAGCAGTTAGCCCACAGTACTCAACAGGTGGCGCAGCTCAGTTCTTAGGCGATGGCGGCTCAGTTGCAGCGTCAACAGCTATTGACGGCTTAGTAGATGATATTATTACAATAATTAATCTAGGACCTGACAATGCTCCAACAATTACATATCCAAATGTAGCAGGCGTTGCAGCAGGACTTACAGGTGCTTCAACAACATTACTTACAAAGTATACAGATATTAAAGAAGGTGCTATTGACTTTATAAGCAAAAACTTTGGTAGCTTTAGATATAATGCTACAACTTGTCGTAGAGACTTAGGACGCATACTTACAGACGTTGCACTAGACGTTGCATTAGGTACAAACTATAATGCAGTGTTCAACGGTATTTCATATACACGCCCTGTAAATGCATATAACTTGCAAACACAGCGTACAGAAACTTCAGGTGCTATTAGATTTGCAAAAGGTCAAGCAGGCGCAGCATTAACTGATGCAACTGCACTTAGTAGAAGTAACGCAGCATTTGATGAAATATTAGATATCTTAGACAATAGTTCAATTTACACAACTGGAGCAGTACCAGGTGACGGACTTGCAGATGCACTAAGTTTACCAACAGGATTAAGTTCAGCAGATCAAACAAATGCTGCTGCACAGCTAGATGCTAACAGAGTGTTTATTGCAGCTGACGTTAATGCTTATGTAGCAGCTACATATCCATCATTAACATATGACGCAGCAAAATGTGCAAGAGATGTAGGATATATATTAGATGCTTTAAGATATGATATATTATATGGCGGAAACAGTGCTTCAATAAGAATTGCTCAATCGTACTTTGGTAGCACAGGTGCAGCTTATCCAGCAGGTCAAATTACTGAAACAGCAGCAGCTTATACACATATGAAAAGTATCTTAGATGATATCATTGAAGAAACATCTATTACTCCGCAAACAGGTAATACTGAAACACAAAACACTGCAGGAACAGCAGGTACTAGTACAGAATCTACTACTGCTCAAAATAATTTACAAGTTACAATTGATGCAATTACAGCAGGTAACACAGATAGTTTACCTACAACAGTATTTCCAAACTTAGCTACACTAGGTGTTAGTGGAACATTACAAACTGAGAAAGCTGCTATAGATACAGCACAGCCTACTATTATACTTGATACAATACAGTATATTAATACAACATACAGTGACTTTAAATATAACCAAGCTAAGTGTATGAGAGACATTGGATTGATTCTTGATGCTGCTCGTTACGATTGGCAGCTAGGATCTAACTTTGCAGGTATGGTTGCAGCAATGAGTTATTTGCGTAGGCCAAGTGCAAAAGTTAGAGATGAACAAAAAGCAGCTTCACTAGCATCATTTAAATATGCAAAAGAACAAGCAAAATTAAATGTAGGCGGTGATGCAACAGCTATTGCAGGATTAGAAACTACATTTGAATGGATTGATAATGTATTATTTGGTGGTTCAAACGAAGGATCAAATAGACAAACTGATGAATTTAATGTATATGCAGCAAGACGTCAATTAGAACTTAATAAAGAATTTATTAAAGAAGAACTAACAACTAAAGTTAACAACTTCTTTAAAGGTACAAGTAGTGAAATTGGCGCAGCAAACATAATTACAATTTCAAGTACTAACTGGTTGCACTTAGGTATGGAAATTAAGTTTGATAGTATACTTACAGGTGTTCCTGAAATAGTCGAAGGTCAAACTTACTATGTACGTACAATTGTTGACGGTACACACTTTACAATATCAGAAACATACGGCGGCGCTGAACATACACTTAATCAAAGTACTACAGGTACAATGAATATACTTCCAGTATACGAATACAACACAACATTATGTAAACGTGATATTGATTCATATATTGACGCAATTAAAGAAGATATGACATGGCCAGCTAATTATCGTAGAGATTATACAGATAGTATTTCTTGTGTATATCCAGGTATATATAAAACACGTTATGCAGCTAGATACTATGTAAATAGTGTAATTGGTTCGCAAGAAGAAGATTTCTACTACTTACGTAACGGTACTGGCATAAGACTACAAACGCTTCAAGGACTAGACGGCGACCTAAGTCCAAACAATGCCCTTGGCACTAAACGTCCAACAGCTGGTGCTGTTTGTTCGTTAGATCCAGGTTGGGGTCCAAATGATGAAGATGTTTGGATTATTTCAAGATCACCATATGTACAAAACTGTACAACATTTGGTAACGCAGCAGTTGGACAAAAAATTGACGGTGCGCTACACAATGGCGGTAACGACTCAATTGTTAGTAACGACTTTACACAAGTTATTAGTAACGGTATTGGTGCATGGATTACAAACAACGGTAGAGCAGAGCTTGTGTCAGTGTTTACATATTATGCACACATTGGCTACCTTGCAGAAAACGGCGGCAGAATACGTGCTACTAACGGTAACAACTCATACGGGTCGTTTGGTTCTGTAGCAGAAGGCGTTGATCCTTTTGAAACACCAATTACAGGTATTGTTGATAACAAGTCACAATATAACGCAACTGTTGTTTCAGTAGAGAGTGATGCAGATAAACTGTTTAGCTTTGAATATTCGCATATGGGTAGTGACTATACTGTAGTTAACTATGATATATTTGGACCAGGTGATGGCGAAGTTATTGAAGGTGACGAATTCCGTGACGATGGTGTGTTTAATGTTAGAATACTTGATTTAGATGATTCAAGTGGTGAACTAGGAGGTAGTGGTTATGTAAACGTACAAAACACTGCACAGTCTGGTACTACAACATCACTTACACTTGCAGCTACAGACGGTAACATTTCGAGTGCTTATCCAGGTATGAAAGTATTTGTTACAGGTGGTAATGGTGTTGGACAACATGCTATTGTTAAAGCATACAACTCAGGATCTAAACAAGCAGACATTGTTAGAGAAACTGAAACAGTCTTAACAGCAGGTAGTTTTGTTACTAGTGATTTGTATAGAATTGACGAACTAGGTACAACAGACTTTACACTAATAAGTAGTTTAACAAATCCACAGCCAGGACAGATATTTTCAGCAACAGGTGCAGGCGCCGGCGACGGTAAAGCAACTAAGGTAGTTGATGGTTGGGATCATCATGTTAAAGGAACAACAATCGTTGCTCCAAACAGTAGTTCAACATATGTTATTGAACCACAAGCATTCTTTGATGCACCAACTGCTCCAAACGCAACAACAGCAGATAGAGCTCAATCAAGAACATTTGAAGATACAGTTTATGCAGAAACTGCAAAACTTTATAGCGCAGTAGGAGTTACAACTTACAGTGGTACATTTGGAGCTGATGCTACATTTAATATTACTAGAAACGGTAGCAAGTACTTTGTTGATATCGCTGGCGGCGGTAGAAACTACGCAAGATTAGAAACTATTACTCTTGCTGGTACAAGCATGGATGGTGCTACACCAGCAAACGATATTACAGTTACAGTAACATCAGTTAACTCAGCAACAGGTGCAATAACAGGCATTGACTTTGCTGGCTTTGGTAGAGCAGGACAATTTGTAAGTGTTACAGCAGGCGCTGAAGTACAATTAAGTGTCGACGGTACAACATGGACAGAAGTTACACTTCCAGGAGCAGCACCAACTGGTCAAGTAAGAATTGCAACTGGTCTTATATTTGATGGTAGTTCGTTACTACGTGATAGTGCTACAGTTATTGTTGCACAAACAAGTACTAATGCTAATAACATTTGGTATGCTACAGACGATTTAACAAGTTGGACAAATACTACACTAACTGGTGCTACTATTAACCAACCAATTGATATTGCGTTTGGTAGTGGTAAGTTTATGGTTGTACATGCAGGTAGCGACAGTCACTTCTTTAGTGAAGATGGCGGCGTTAACTGGACAGAAAAAGCAAGCACACTTCCTGCAACAGGTTATGAATTAGTAACTTATGGACAAGGTAAGTTTGTTGCAGTTGATAAAGTTACAGCAAATGTAGCGTATATTGATCAACTACAAGCAACACTATCAGGAACTTGGCAGATACAGACACTTCCAAATGCAGATAACTGGGCTGATATTGCTTATGGTAACAATAGATTTGTAATTGTAAGTAATAACAATAATAGAGGTGCATTAAGTGTAGACGGCGGAGATACTTGGTCAGAGATTACACTACCATCGGGAGCGTACAGTAGTATTGCTTACGGTCAAGGTGTGTTTGGAGCAACTAGAACAGATAGTACTAATGTTGCATATTCTGAGTTTGGTAACGAATGGCAAGAAATATCTGTTGGAGACAACAGTGGTCCAATAGCATTTGGTAATCCGCAACGTACAGGTGTGTTTAGTGTTAACGGAACTGGCGCAGGAACTACCCACAATTTACTTACAATTGGTTCAAGAGCTAGAGGTAGAGCTGGCGTAGCAAGTGAAAAAGTATTTGAAATTAGACTAACAGATCCAGGTTCAAACTATTTAGGTGCAGAAGCTCCAAAAGCATACATATATGATCCAAACAACATTTATGATGTTGTAGTTGAAACAAGAGTTGGCAAAGGTGTTGTTGGACAACCTAGCTTTGCTAATAGAGGATCAGGATTTATTAGTGCAAGTGCAGAAGTTAATGCTGCAAGTTCAAATGGTGTTGCAGACTTCTTCCAAACAGGTACATTTGTTGCTGTAAGAAGACTTACTGAAAGACCAATTGCTGGTTCAAACGTTGTATTTGGTAGCTTACCAGACAAGACATTTAAACTAGTTAATATTGTATCGTTTGTAGGCGATGAGCCAGGAACATATACAGCGTTCTTAAACTTATCACCACAGATGTCAGTAGTAGATGCTCCAGTAGATGGCGATAGTGTAACACTTAGAATACGTTACTCACAAGTACGTCTAACAGGACATGATTTCTTAGACATTGGTACAGGCGGATTTCAAACTACTAATTATCCAGGACTTCCTACAATAGACCCGGATCAAACAACAGAAACAAGAGTTGGCGGCGGCGGACGGGTGTTCTTTACAACAACTGACCAAGACGGTAACTTTAGAGCAGGTGATTTGTTCAGTATTGAACAGTCAACTGGTATTGCAACGTTGAATGCTGATGCATTTAACATTGCTGGTCTCCAAGAACTTTCACTAGGTGAAGTTACACTAGGCGGTGCTTCAGCAAGCATTAGCGAGTTCTCAACAGACCCATTCTTCACTGCTAACAGTGATACAGTTGTGCCAACTCAACGTGCGATTAAAGCGTACATTGAAGCACAAATTGGTGGCGGTGGTGCGTCACTTAACGTTAACAGTGTAACAGCTGGTGAGATTTTCATTGCAGGTAATACTATTACAACCATCACTGACCCAGTGATAAATATACAAGCGAAGATGAATTTCCAAGGCGGGGTAGTTGGACTACCAATAGCATATAATTACTTCTTAAGATAAGAAAATGGAGACATAAAAAATGGCAAACGGAAGATTAGGAGCAGCAGATCTTGCAGCAGGCGTAGACACAAGTGTTTATACTGTACCAGAAACAACTTTCTCAGTTGTTACTGTTGCTTTTTGTAATAGAAGCGCAAGTCCAAGAAACATTAGACTTGCAATGGCAACATCAGGAACACCAACAAATGCAGATTATTTAGAATATGATGTAGAATTGTTGGGTTACGGTGTTGTTGAGAGAACAGGTATTGTTGCAGATACAGGTAAACAAATTGTTGTCAGATCAGATGACGCTGACGTTACTTGCATTGTAATGGGACTTGAAACAGCAACAGAATAAGGACAGTAACATGGGTAGAAAAACACACCAAGGTGCAGTAGGCGCAGGAAAAGTTCAAAAATTTCCAAACGTTGATGCTTCTACAAGTGTAGCAGCAGATGTTAATAAAACATACTGGGTTGATACGAGTTCAGGAGGTTTAACATTAACACTTCCTTCAGTTCCAGCAAAAGGCGATGCTGTTCGAATTTTCGACGCAGGTTATACTTTTGATACAAACAACTTAACAGTTGCACGTAACGGACAACTAGTTATGGGACTCGACGAAGATCTAACAGTTAATACTCAAGGCGCTGCATTTGATCTAGTATACTATAATCCCAGCCGCGGCTGGAGAATCTACACAACTTAAGGAACGCAACTAATATGGCTTTATATTCAGCATTTAAAAAGATCGACTCGTTCGCTGTTGTAGACCTACAGATTCAAACTGTAGATATCGAAAATGATACAGTACAATCAGCTAAGATAGCTGACGGTGCTGTTACAGCAGCTAAGATTGCTTCAGGAGCAGTTACATCAGATAAATTGTCTGCTTCATTAGATCTTAGTTCAAAAACAGTTACTTATAGACCAATTGTAAATAGTGACTTGTCTAGTAGTGCTGGTATAACAAGTGGTAAACTTGCAGGCGGAGCTGTTGTTGCTAACTTAGGTTATACACCAGTAAACAAAAGTGGCGACACTATGACTGGCAGACTTAATACTATATCAGGTAGTGCAAGTTCGCCAGCTATTAGAGGTTCAAGTGACGGTAACACAGGCATTTATTTTCCGAGTGGTGATGAAATGCGCTTTAGTATTAACGGCAATGATGCAATGCAAATTGATAGTAGTGCTAGAGTTAGATATCCTCAAAAGCCAGCTTTTGCTGCTGTAGGACGACCAGGATGGTTATATTCTAACTCATATGGCGGTACAGGTTATAGAGAACTAAATTCAATTATGAATTGGGAAGTAAGCCATCAGTATGGAGGTTCAAACTATAATACTAGTAACGGACGCTACACTGCTCCTGTAGCGGGCTGGTATCACTTCTCAACTATGTGGTATTTACTTAACAACTCTAACGGTACTAACAGTTACATACATGCATTTATTAGTAGAAACGGAGATCAAGGTACAACACCAACAGGTAGAACACCTTATACAATGAACATGCACGGTAACAGAAATAACTACGATGACGGTGCAAACTATAATAGTGTATTGTATTTAAACTCTGGACAATATGTAAGTTTGTATGTTCGTTGGCATGCAAACGGCAACTCAAGACACCACGCAGGTCACCATATCTTTAGTGGACATTTGGTAGGATAAAGCAATGGCAGTATATAATACATTTAAGAAAATTTCAACAAGAGCTGTTATTGACGGTGAAGTTGAAAATGCAAAGTTAGCAGACGGCGCAGTTGGCACAACAGAACTTGCTAATAGTGCAGCACAGACAGTTGAAATTAATAATGGAGCAGTAACAACTGGTAAACTAAA